GCTTCATGTTATTCATGCCGCCGGCGCCCGGCGGCATCCCCTTCAAATGCCCCAAGAGTTCCCCGCGCTTCATGGCTTTGGCTTTTTTGACCCCGCCGCCTTTTTTCATAGGCATCGGCGCCGGGGTCATGCCGCCGCGTTTCATGGCTTTAGGTTTCATCATGGGACAATCTCCGTTTGCGATTGGCGACGAGAGCTTCATACTCGTCAGGGGGGTACACCTCATAATATCCTAATTGCGCCAACCTGTCACTAGCAGCAACAACGGTGCGCAGATCTTGAATAAACAGCATGCAGTAGGGCTCGTCTACGGCGCTCGCCCATGTGTTGTCGGTTAGGAAATCGAGTTCGGCGTCCCCTGCGTCGTAGTCAGGGTGGAACTCCATACAATGCAGCGCGGGGAACTCTTGGGGCATTTGAAGGGCAAACTCGTGCAGGGCACTCCGATCCGGCAGGGTGTACGAGGCCACAACGATCAGGTCTTTGCCTGAGCTAGAGAACGCGGCGCACTGCTTGCGACTCTCGTGGAGAATGTCGGGGGCCTCGACAACAAGGACTTTGCCATCTTTCCATGCTCGCTTTGCAAAGGGGCAGGCGGGCATCCCGCTGAGATGGGGGTTTGGCGCCTCCAAGACCTCTTGCGACCAGCTCCGCAGGTCTGCCTCAATCACGGTAGCCCCCGCCGGAGGCCGTGTACTGCTTGGCAAGCATCTGAGCCTTCCTCGCACTCCATTGCCCCGGCGAGCCGCCTTTGCCCCCCGCCTTGATCGTGCCAAACAAGCGTTTCCGCATGCTGGGTTTGGTGTAGTTCCCAGCCTCGTTGACCTTGGATTTTGCGGGGGTCTTGGCCATCACTTGGCCTTTTTCTTCTTCGGCTTCTTCTTCTTCTTCTCGATCATGGCGAGAAAGCGGTCCTTGTTGGACATCTTGCTCTCGTCGGCCTTCTTGACGGGCTTCTTCATCGGGTTGCCTTTCAGCTGCTGGCTCATGTTTGAGCGGGAGATTGTCATGCTAACATTTCCACACCTTGCGGGCTTTGCGCAACCTGCTCTCGGGGTCCTTGGCGGCCTTTGGCCACATTTTCATCTGCCCCGCGCTGCGGGCACAGAAGCTCTTCTTGCGAGCGCCTCCCTCTGGCTGGGGGGCCTTCAACCCCGGCTTCCCGGGGTTGGCCTTGTTGTATGAAGCGCGCCCCTTGGCGTTAAGCCCGCCTTTGGCACTCTTGCCTTCCGCCCTTTGCCACGCAGGGGATTTGGCCATCAGGCGTAATAGATGGTGGCGGCACTGATATTCGTCAGCACGCTCACTGCGGGGTCATTCGCCGACAGGATTCCCAAATCGGGAATGTTGGTGATGTGGGTGCTATCGGTGACAAAGTCGAGGTCCAGCAGAACCGCGCCGCCAACGCCGTCGGTGATAGTCAAGCGCGCGGCGCCGGTCGTAGTAACTTGCACCTGTCGCAGACGCGCACGGCCAACGAGAAGAGCTCCCGTCGTCGTGACGCGCTTCATCTTAATGTCGGATGATGGCATGGCTTACTCCTTCGCCTTCGTAGGCTTCTTCACTGGCTTCGGAGCTTCAGCGGGCTTACGCCGCGCCAGCTCTTCCTCGCTTGCAGGTTCCCATTTAATGCTCATGGGTCAAATCACGCTGCAGCGATTGCAGTGCCGGCCGCGGAGATCCAGTTCGTACCGTCGCTAACAGCAACAGTGGGCGCACCCGCCAGACCATTCGACACATAGATAATGGTGCCCGCACCGGCAGTGACAGCCGACGGCGCCGAGGCGACGGTGAACGTGGGGAGCTTTACGGCGCCAATGACGTCACCGGTGACGTCACCTTCAAAACCGTTGAGAGACCGGACTGGTCCAGAAAAAGTTGAAACGCCCATGTAACATCTCCTGTCGTTGGGTTGTCGGCATTGTGCCGTCAGGGATGGGGGCAGAGTAGCACGGGTTTAACCCTTCGTCCACACCCACCTTTTCTTGCCGCAGTCGTAGATCCGTCGGGCCCCCATCAGATATGTCATCTCGGCCTCAGTGCGCGGATCTGACGCTGGGTCAAAGGCGTCGACGACGCCGTGCTCGTCAAGGCGCTTGGGTAGGGTCCTGCGCTGGTAGTGCGGCTTTGGGCGCAGCCCGAGCTTCATGCTCCACACCTGATAGTCCGCCGGCACATCTGCTTCGAGGGCGAATCCGAGCTGCTCGTACATGCCGCCGTTGAACCACCTATTGTCCGAGAAGGACTTCACTGTTGGCGGGTCTTGCTCTGCGACGAATGCCTTGAATAAGCGGCTGGCCGCCCCTGCTACCGGCAAGCGCGTCGCGTATCTGCTCAGCGTCCATTGTCTTGTTTTTGCCCCAGTCCCGCGATCGTTTCCGCCAAACGTGAACCTCATGCACGCCGCCAGCTTACCCTTGTAGTAAAGACCATAGTGTTCCCCCGCACCTGAACCGCCCTGCGGATGGTAGCGCTCGTAGAACGACCGTGCCTCTTGGGGCGACGGTTTTCCGACTGTGCACTTGCGAGCCATCAACTTACCGCGGGTGGCGCCCACTGCGTTGCGCAGCATTCGCTTCACGGTCTCAGGTCGCTCCAACCACTCCGTCTCATAGAGGGTTATCAGGCGGACGCCCTTCTCGGCACACAGGCGATGCTTCTCAGCGTGCTTGTGCTTGTTCTTTTTCTCGTCGTCGCGGTCGGTGTGGCTGTGCCAGTACATACCGCAGTATTCAACGGCGAGGTTGCGCTCGGGTAGGTAGATGTCGAGCTCCTTGGGAGCGATGATCGTGCGGTCGCGCTGGACGACGGTAGTGAAACGGGTGAGGTAGGCGGCGAGGGTGTCTTCGGCAGCGGATTTCATGTGGTTGCACTTGGTGCAACCCATTTTCCCGGATAGGTGGTTCCCCGCAGCCTGCTCGAAAGCCCCATGTTGGGGGCAAACTATGGTCGCCCGAACGTGAGCGCCCCCATATACTGTTTCAGAGTAGTCAAATTTCTTGCCCCAAACCGCCACAGCTTCCTCTACAAAGGCAGCTTGAGATTTTACTGACCTCTCCCCCAAGGCCTTATGTTTGCAAGAAGGGCACCCTTTGCCGGAAACATGGTTGGTAGGGCTTTGCCAAAAGCTCCCGTGCTCAGGGCATCTTATCTCCACAGGCTCCTTCGCGTTGATATAGGAGACTTTGCTGTAGTCATAGTTGCGGCCCAAGCCCTTGACGTGCTGTAGAAAACTAGCTTGGTCAGAGTATGCCCTACGCTTCGAAGTGGTGTGTATGTGTGCTGCCATGGCACGCTCTCGGCCACAGGCAGCACACATCCCTACTGAGGTGAAACGATAATCTATATGCCCTCTGGGACAAGGTACGCCTGTGAAGTAGTGCTTCAGCCCCTGCTTCTTGGCTTCGGCTCTAAGTATGATCATGTGCTCCCCCCAGACAACTTATATGTCGTAGAGATAGCCTGTAGGACCGCTTGTAGTCAACACAAAAGAAAGGCCCGCCGAAGCGGGCCTAACTACTTGATTTATAAGGCTTATGCGCCCGGCGAGCCATAGAGCCCCAAAGCATCGCTGATGCCAAAAGAGTATCTCTCACGTGCCTTGTAGCGGACGTTTCCGCTATCGAAGTCGCCATCCATGGCAGTCTGCATTGCCACGCGGACGAAGTGCTTCGCCCCATTTGGAACGTCCGTCCGGATGAACCATGCATCATTATCAGTCAGATAATGGTTCACAGCATACCCTTCCGGGATCGCCCCCATGACACGCAGAGCGTTGGTGTCATTGTCGGCCGTGCCGGTACGCAGCTGGGTTTCCAGCAAGCGGGTGGCAACAAACATCAGTGCCGGGGGCACAATCAGTTTGCGCGGACGAGCCGCGATCAGAAGGCCGCGCTCATCGACATAGGCTGCGATGTCGATGACAGACTGCTCGAGAGAGGTCTCGTTCAGGTCAGCATCGGTGCCCGGACGGTTCGAGTTCACGTTACCCGAAACGGTTGGGTGCGACGTGTTGAACAGGCTGACACCATCTCCCGACAGGAAGGTGGTAAAGCCCGTGTTCAACAGCGAAGTCGCCTTCACTTGCTTGGTGTACGCCATCGCGCGAGCGAGCGCTTTGGTGTAACGAGCCGACAGAGAGTCGTAAAGGTTGTCCTCCATCGCTTCCTCGGTGATCGAGAAACCCATGGCCACCGTCTCGTGGTTGTAACGAGCGGTGAAGGCTTCCTGAGCCGTGTCGTAGTTGATGGAAGCCCCTTCGGACTTCACAGGTGCCGCGCCGAAGCCCGACAGCTTCACTTCTTCCTCGAAGCTACGCTCCGAAGTCTCAGTGTCGTAGATTTCCGCGTGCTCGTTCTCGTACTTGCCGTACTCGAGGCCGAACAGCGCGTTAAGACCCGGAAGAAGTTCCTTGAGGGCCTGTGCGCGTGAAATAGTAGCCATTCAATGACCCTCCTTATACGCCAAGCGAGTTGTCGTAGGAGTGAACCCCGACATTCAGCTTGACGATGAACTCCGGATACGTGTCGGACTCAGTGCCCTTGACGATATCCACGATACGCACGGCGTGGGTGGCCGTCACGACAAGACCTGCACCATTGGTGCCGACAATCAGGTTCATGCCCGAATTGCCAGTCGACGTCAGGCCGCCCGTGGCGAAGCCCAGCTGCGCGTTCTTGCCGATCGCGCCCGGCCAGCCGGAGCCAGCAGTGCCCGAGTTGAACGTGCCCAGAGCCGCAGTGCCCTTGATCTGGAACAGAGCCGCAGGGTCGTCCATGACCTTGACGAACACCTCAGTGGCGCCGCCAGTGACAAGGTTCGCCGGCAGGAATTGGTTTTCCGTGGGCTGACCTTCTGCGTTTACGTAGCGTGCGCCAACGCAAACACCAACGATACCTGCAGTCGCGTCCGCGGCCGTGGCCGGGATTTTGACAGCTACCGGGGTAGCTCCGACTGCCGAAGGCAGACCTGCAGTGCTAAGAACGACGAGATCACCGTTGAAAATAGCGGCGGCGTTGTTTGCCGACACTTTGTATTCGCGGATGGTCCCGCCGCTGAACGGACGTCCGCCAATCGCTTGGACTGCGCGGAGGCCGTAGGGAGTGGCAACAGTGGCCATGTCTCTCTCCTAAGAACGGGTTTCAGGGAGGCAAGTATTACTTGCCGAAGTTTGTCTGGCGAGTGGAGCGCTCCGGACGAAGAACCGGCATGCGAGGGTCGGATTCGCGCAGATAGTTGTTGTCCACGGCGTCCATCTGGGCCTGAGCCTCGTATAGTTGCCCTTGGATACGTTCTTCTGCGAGTTCGGCAGGAATGCTGCATAGAATCAGCCCCCCAACCTCGATGTTCCCTTTGAAGCGTGAGCCCACATCGGAAAGAACTTTGAGTTCAGGAAAATCCTCGGCCTTGACCGGCACGTATCCTTCACGGAACCGGCGGGAGACGTTCATGTTATCCATATTGCCCAAGGAGGAGGTGCGAACCCACCGGAACTTGAGTCCGTCGCGAGGTTCGGGAGCAGGGATAACGGACTGCCGTTTCCACGTGGACTTGCGTTGCGTTGCTTCGCGGGTCTCTTGGGTGCGTGGGATGCGATCAGCCATTGGTCTTTTCCTTCATCAGTTGCGCCGCGTATTGTTGAGGTGTCAGTCCAAGGCGCTTGGCGAGAGCCACCGCGGACTGGGTGAGGACGATCTTGCGCGGCGATTGCGACGAACGAGCCGTCGAGGCCACCACGGAACCAGTCTGACGTGCCTGCGTCTTCACCTCGGGTTCAGGCGCATCAAACTTATCAGGAAACGTGCGGCGAACCGCAGCGTCAATCTCAGTGTAATACGTTTCGCTGTTAGGATCAACTCCGCTCTTTACGAGCTTCTCGTGCACTCCAAACGCGTAACCTGTCATCTCGGTATCCGTCTGGAACCAAGCGTTCTTCTGTGCCCAGTCCAGCGAACGCTGAGACGGTCGCGGCACCTGCGGGGAGGGCGCAGGGGCGTTCGCTTGCGAGGCTGGACTGGACGCTGGCGCCGGCTGAGGCTTGTAGTTTGCCAGCCGGTACATCTCGTTTTGCAAGTTGTTCAGATTTGTCTGAGCCTCGAGCATCGCGTCAGCGTCGCCCGCTTCGTAGGCCTGCTTGAACTTCGTCTTGGCGCTGTCGAGCTGCGTCTCAACGCGGGCTTTGGCCTGCGAGACGACGGCGCCTTGGCCCTCGCTCAAACGCTGACGCATGTCGTCAGCGTCGCGCTTTTGCGTTTGAGCGAAGCGGATAGCTTCCTCGCGGATGCGCTCAGCTTCCTCCTTAGCACGCCGTTCCTCGTGGAACTCGTACTTCAGCTTGCTGATGCGCTTCTTGACGCCTTCGCTGTAATTCTCCAGCTCGTCGTCCTCGGGGACGTCGGGGGCAACGCCTTCGGCGCGGCGGGGCTTGCCGCGGTCTTTCTCAGGCGTGTCGTCCTCGATTTCAATCTCGAACTTGTCGTCCTCAATCTCGAAGTCGTCGTTTTCCACTGACTTATTCATGCTCTGCTATACCCGCGAGGGTCCTCCACAACTGCTTCGACGGTATCATCATTGATGATGCGGAACTCTTTCCCCATCACCTTGAACCGGGTTCCGGAATAGGAGCGGAAGATGATGAAATCCCCCTCCTTGCACCACGGGCCGTCTGGAAACTTGGCGGCGTCGGAATAGGCCTCAACACCAACCTTGATGACGTAGCCGATGATGGAGGCGGTCTCTTCCGCCTGTTTGAGACTGTCGGGGACGAACACGCCACCTTCGGTCTTTTCGCTGACTTCAGGAACAGCGATGAGGATCTTGTACCCCACTGGTTCCGGTAGCTTCGCTTTGAGAACTTCGTCCTCGATCTTGTTGTCGGTATACATAGTCACCTCTGCAGTGGCTTTCGGCCCACCGTTGCCGTGCACGGACAATCCGCGAATGGTTGGCAGCTTACTGCTCTATAAACCGCTTTTCTAGCTCTTTTATGGCGTCTTCGATATCAACCAGCGCGGCGTGTCTTGCCGACACCCTCACATAGTCCTCGTAGTTCTTGGCCCCACCCCGTACGAGGTAATCCGCCAAGGGCTCAATATCCTCCCGAATGCGGCGGTACAGGAGGCTGAAAACACCCTCTTCCATCACTCCCCTCCCCGGTTGCGTGGTATAAGACCCCTGACCGCCTCTTTGGACAGCGCTGTGCCGGACTTGATCGCCTCGCGCGTTTCGGCGCTGTTGTTTGCCGCAACCTGCGTGGCCAGACGCACGCCCACGCGCGCCCCTTCGCGCTCGTCCTCGGAGGCGATGCGCTCGCGCTGCACCTCGATGTTGGCCGTCTTGTTGGCCATGTCGAGCTCCAGCTGGGCTTTCTCCAGCGCCATCTCGTGCTCGGCGACCTTTTCTTTCAGCGCCTGCGCCCGGTCCTTGATGTCCAGCTCTTTCATCTGGATCTGGGTCAGCGGGTTCTGGGCGTCCTGCTCTGCCTGCTGCTGCGCAGCCTCGGTCTGGTTATTCTGCAGGAGTTTCTGAGCGGCCATAGCCGTCGCCTGCGACAGCTGAACCTCGACGTCTTCTGGCAGGGGCTCGTTCTCTGGCGGCATCGGTACACCCAGCTGCTTCTCGAGCTCTTTGCGATACTGGAACGCCACGTGCTCGGTGATATGCGCCATCATGGCGGAACCGATCGCGGCTGCGAACGGCGACTGCCCGATGATCTGCTGGAGCTTCGGGTCCTGCATGGCCGCCATATGCACGGCAATGTGGGCCTCTTGGTCCTGATACAGGAACGCCTTTACGGGCTCTTGCTTGAGGATGGCCATGTTCTCACTGACCGGGTCTTTTGGCGCAATGTCTTCCGGCAGCTTGATGATCTGGTCAGCGTCTTGGATGCCCATGACCTCGAGCATTTGCCTGTGCAGCTTGCCCATGTCGTAGAGCTGCGGCGCCTGCTGCGCCAGCTGCAGGGCGGCCTGATACTGCACGATCCGTTGTGCCATGGTCGAGGCGTTGGGATCGGAGACGGGGACCACGTCAACCACTTTGGCGTCGAAGTCGGCCAGACGGCTGAAGTCCCCGATAACCTCGTACTTGTACTCATCCGGCATGAAGTCGTGGACGACCCGTGCGAGGATGCGCAGCTCTTTGTGCATCGCGGCGTGCATGCGGGCTTGAACGCCCGACATGACCTTCATCGACCGCTCCATCAGCGCCAGCGTGGTGCCCACGGGCGCGTTTGCGCTCATATCACCAACTTGGATGTCGGCTACGGAGCCGATGCGACGCCCCTCGTCCACAATGTTTCCAAGCAGCTGGTACAGGACGCCAGAGGGCTCCTTGAACGGTAGTGGGAAGATGTTGTCCCTGATTGTCCCGGCCGGGACATCCACGTCCCGGAACTCGCCCGGGGTGAGGGGGCCGTTGTCGCCCTTGATACGCATGCCGCGCGTCTTGAGACCGGCGGGCAGGTTTGACAGCGTACCCGCGTCGACCAGCTGCCGCATGATGGATGTGGCCGACTTGGCCAAACCACCGATGAGGTGGATCAGGCCCGTGCCGTAGAACCCAAGCCCCGGGAGGTAGGAATAGTGCACGAAGTGCATGCGCTTGCGCTTCTTCTCGTCGTCCTCGTACCAATTTCGGCGGATGGCCAAGATCTCACGCGATGTGAGGTCGATTGTCACCACGTATGGTCGCGCGATGCCATCTGCGTCCCCGAACGGCTCTGGCAGGTCGATGTCCACGTGCATCTCGAGCAGTGTGCGCCGCTCGTCGTCGGACAGAGCGACCTCGTTGCCTTCCAGCTCATCGTATTTGTCTTGGATCTCACTGCTTTCGGCCGCGGCCTCGGGCAAATCCACGTCCCGATAGAACCCGGAGACCTGAAGTTTAAGGACCTCGTTGGGGTCCTTCTTCATCACGTGGGTGTATCGTGGGCAGGACTCGAGGTTTGACGCGCCATAGGAGATGACAAAGTCTTCGGCCGGCACGAAGGCCGCCACGGGGCGCTCCAGCAGAGGGTCGTAGTATATCTTCTTGAACGAAGAGCCTGCCAGCGGCAGCCGGAACGTCATCTGCTCCATCTCATCGCGGTACTCGACCATTTCCTCGGTCACGAGGTAGTTCAGCTCGTTCTTGACCCGCACGGACTGCTCAAACTTCTCGCGCGTCATTTTACCGATGATTTTTGTGCTCACTGGTCCGCTGGCGGGCATCATCTCGCCCATGGCCTGCGCTTGGAAGCGCACCACAGCCTCGGCCAGCATGGGGTGGAACACCCCGGAGGCGCCCTGCCACGGCATCGACCTGTCCTCAATCTTCATCCCCAGAAGATCCAGACCCTTAATATAGGCGTTGGCCCACTCTTTTCGGCTGGACCGGTCAGACATGAACTCGTCGACGAGGTCAGAGGCCAGAGACTCCAGATCCCCTTCTTCCATCAAGTCGGCAAAGTTGGCGTCATGCGGCAGGTCCATGACTTCTGTGTCGGCATCATTTGACAAGCCGTCACCAAACTCGATGATGATCTCGCCATCTTCGGTCGCCATTGTGGTGATCTCGTCGCTGGCGGGCATTTCGAACTCGAGCGACTCAAGGTCGGGGTTGCCCTCGAGCTCAATGTCAAACGGCGTCATGGGTTTGGTCACAGCCATGGGGCGGCCTCCTGCGGAGTTTGTACGGTCGCGGCACTATATAGCGAAGCGTGGATCAATAATAGCCCTCCTTCATTGGCAGGGTATACTCAGGCTCGTCAATCTCGTCCGTGGGCAGCGCGATGAATCCCCCTTGGCGGAACCTCAGCAGCGCCATGACCGTGCTGTCGACGTGGTCATCGTGCGGTCCAAACGGGAAGGCCGCCACTTCTTCGACAACCTCCTCGGCCCAGCGCCGGTCCGGCACCCAGACGAGCCCCGACGAGATAATGTCTGCCACGGAGTTGAGACGCACTGTCTTGTCCCCGGTGCCCCGGTGCGGGGTGTATTCTTGCACGGGCAGGCCGGTGCGGCGCAGTTCTTGGTAGAGCGCCACGCCCGCAGATTTCTTTTCAACGATGAAGGAGTCTGGTTCCCAGTCCTTGTAGACCTCGAGGGTCACGCGCTTGAGCTCAGGAAACTCGAACCGGTCCTTGATGGCATGCAGCAGGATGATCTGGTGGTGCCCTTCTTCCTCGTTCATGAACACGCCCCATACGGTCAAGGATGTGTAGTCGGCACGGTTGTGGGTCTCCGCCGCGGCGTCCAGCGAGGCTATGATGTAATCACAAGGGGGCGGCTGGTCCTTGAGCCACAGACGCCACCACTCCCGCTTGACAATGGCGGCCTCTTCAGACGTGGGCTTCTGCTGGTACTGCGCGTTCCACTGGTAGGTGGGCATACTCGCCTTGGTGCGCAGCAACGCGGGAATATCGAAGAACTCTGGCCACAGGGCCCGCTCGGTCGTGATGTCTGTCTCTGGGTCCGTCACGGTTAAAATGGCAGGGAACTCGAAAACTTCGTACTGGTCCGCCCCTTCATTCTTGGCCATATCGGACACGACACGTCCAATTAGATCTTGGGGGGCCCACCTAGTATGAACAATGGCCACGGCCCCATATGGCATTAGACGTGTTCTGGCACCGAAGGTGAACCACTCATAAGCTTTGTCGAACACGCTGTAATTGCCGTTTAGGATGTCCTGTTCTGAATTGTGCGTCACGACATAGGACCGGCCGCATAGAAATAGCCCGTCACTCCGCTCAACCGTGAGGCACTGCACCGATCCTCTGGCGCCGGTGTTCTCGACCTCAATGCTACGGGACCGCTTGTCCATAGGAGTCCGGCAGTACCGGGCCTTACGTGGCATCCGAGCGCTGTCTGCCAGCTTCCACATGACCCGGTGGTTCGGCCGCACGGTGGCGTAGCGGCCGCGTGTGTCGTGGTACGTCCGCACCGTCGCCTTGACACCGAGAGAGTGCAGTATCTCCTTGACCCCATCCACAAGCGCCCGGTTGCAGTTGTAGAACCCGGTCT